CGTAAAATTAAAGAGCTCTTAGAAGCTAAGCAGGCTAAGGCTCGAGCACTAAGCGAAGCTGCCGCTGGTAAATCCAACGACGGCGAGGGCATCAATGCCCACATGCAGGGCGACAGTCAAAAGGCTCAATACACCGAAATCGATCCCTACACCGGTAGCCCCAAAGGCGAAGACAGTTCGCTGAAAAAAGGTCCGGCTGAAGCCAAGCAAAAACAAGGCGACAGCAAGGATGCAGATTACGAAGAGAAAAAAGCCGAAGACATGAACAGCACGACTCCAGACACCAGTCTGAAGAAAGGCAATTCAGAGCCACAGGCAATGCAGGGCAATAGCCGCAAAGCTTCGGTCAAGGTAGCAACAGCGCAAAACACTGCTAAGACATCAACTTATGAAACACCAACCAATCCCGGCGAAGGCGAAATTCCATTCAAGGAAGACGCTGATCAAGATGACGAATTAGTTATCACCGAAGAAGATTTAGAAGAAGATCACGAGCCACGTAGAATTGACATGGCTTTAGAAGATCTCCGCAAGGATATCGCTAGTGTGTTTGCCGGCGATAACAATTTAAGCGAAGAATTTAAGACACAGGCTGGCGCTATTTTTGAAGCCGCTGTTATTGCTCGTGTCAACAACGAAATCGAAAAAATCACTGACGAGCTTGCCGAACAAGCTGCCAATGAAATCGAAACTATCAAAGAGGGTCTTGTTGAAAAGGTTGATTCATATCTAAATTATGTTGTAGAACAATGGATGGAAGAAAATGAGGTTGCCGTGGAACAAGGTCTACGCACAGAAGTGGCGGAAGACTTTATGCTTGGTCTTAAAAACCTATTCCAAGAACATTACTTTGAAGTGCCGGAAGACCGCATCGACGTATTGGAAGATATGTCCGAGCAGGTTGAAGATGCAGTATCTAAATTGGATGAAGCAATTCAAACCAATGTTGCACTTAAATCTGAACTCGACGCTATCAAGCGCGATCGTATTGTGGCCGAGGCTAGTCGTAACCTAACTGCAACAGACGCTGAGAAATTGGCCAAGCTGCTGGAAGGCGTGGAGTACGATAACGAAAAACTTTTCGAAGAAAAAGTCAAGGTTGTCAAGGAAAATTATTTCCCAGAAGGCGCTCCTAGCAGCCCAGAACGCATGTTAGAAGAAGATGTGCAAAATGGCGATAAGCCAGCTGAGCAATCATCTCCACTCATGGAACGCTATATGCAGACCATTAGCCGTTCGGTTAAAAAGTAAAAATTAATTCAAACCAAGGAGTTACAAATGTATCTATCAGAACAAGCACAACAAAAATGGAAGGATGTAATCAGTCATCCTGATCTTCCAGAAATCAAAGACGCATACAAGCGCGCTGTTACAGCAACCTTGTTGGAAAACCAAGAGAAAGCATTGATGGAAGAGCGTCAAGCTCTCTGGGAAGCAACCCCAGTTAATGCTATCGGCGGTGGTTTCAGTGGCCAAGTTAACGGCTCACCAAATGCCAACCTCGCTGGTTACGATCCAATCCTGATCAGCTTAGTCCGCCGTGCCATGCCTAACCTCATGGCCTACGATGTCTGCGGCGTTCAGCCAATGACTGGTCCTACCGGCCTGATCTTCGCTATGAAGAGCAACTATGGTAGCCAAGGTAGCACAGAAGCACTGTTCAACGAAGCCGACACCGACTTTGCTGGTTCCAGCTTGACAGCTCATGCTGGTACAAACCCAGTTAACAGCCCATACACCACTGGTGTTGGTATTGCTACAGGCGACGCTGAACAACTTGGCGACACCTATAACTTCGGCGAAATGGCTTTCTCCATCGAGAAGACCACAGTCACTGCTAAGACACGTGCTCTGAAAGCTGAGTACACCGTTGAATTGGCTCAAGACTTGAAGGCAGTTCATGGTTTAGACGCTGAAGGCGAATTAAGCAACATCCTCAGCCAAGAGATCTTGTTTGAGATCAACCGTGAAGTTATCCGTACTATCTATGCAGCTGCTAAGCCAGGTGCTGATACCGGTGCTACCACAACCTACGGTACCTTCGACTTAGACGTCGACGCAAACGGCCGTTGGAGCGTCGAGCGTTTCAAAGGCTTGTTGTTCCAAATCGAGCGTGACGCTAATAACATCGCTCAACAAACACGTCGTGGCAAAGGTAACTTCATTGTTTGCTCCGCAGACGTTGCAAGTGCCCTGAGCATGGCAGGCATCCTGGATTATACTCCAGCATTGTCAACCAGCCTGAACGTTGATGACACCGGCAACACCTTCGCAGGTGTATTGAACGGTAAGATCAAGGTTTATATCGACCCATATTCAGCGAACTTGAATACCGCTAACCAATTCTATGTTGTTGGTTACAAAGGTACAAACCCATATGACGCTGGTATGTTCTATTGCCCATACGTTCCTCTGCAAATGGTTCGTGCTGTGAATCCAAATACTTTCCAACCAAAGATTGGTTTCAAGACACGTTATGGTTTAGTAACCAACCCATTTACAAGTCTGTCAGCAAACAGCAACACATACTATCGTCGCGTCAAGGTCACAAACCTGATGTAATAGTTAGTAGGCTCCCAATTAAAAGAGAGCAATTTAAAAGAGGACCTTCGGGTCCTCTTTTTTTACCTGATAAATAGTGGATATAGATTCGAGGATCACCATGGCCACCAGTATACTACCCGTAGGCAGCAATGTAGATGTAAAGACAACTGCCAATTCCATCAATTACCTAAAGCCCAACAGCTTTAAATTTCTTGTAGCCAAGCTACCCAACGTAACCTATACCTGCCAGAGTGCCAATCTTCCGGCCATTGGCTTGGGTGCAGCTATACAAGCCAATAGATTTTCCGACATTCCGCATCCTGGCGATAAACTAAGCTACGGCGAATTTACCATCAGATTTTTGATCAACGAAGACATGAGCAACTATCGCGAGCTCTATGATTGGATGGTGGGTCTGGGTACACCAGAAAATGCCGATCAATATGCCAAAGTTCTGCAGCAGCGCAATACTCTGAGCCAGCCCATAGGTATAAAAAATCTCTACGCCGGCGTATTCAGCGACTGCACTTTGCTGATTCTGGACAGCAACAACAAGGCCACAGTAAGCCTGGAATTCAAAGATGCGTTTCCCATCAGTGTAGAGGGGCTGGATTTTGATATTACGAGTTCCGGTATGGAATACTTTGTTGGCATTGCATCATTTCGATATTCACGATTCAAAATTGCAACAATATAACTTGACATTCGTTTCGATCTAATATACAATGGTGATATCTGAAATGGAGAATAATGATGAAATTGACCGAAATACAAGAAGCCTGGGCCAAAGATTGTAGAATTGACGAAACAAATCTAGGTCATGCCAGCGCCCAGGTACCCATGCTGCACAGCAAGTATCTCAATTTACTCACAAACAGCAGACTGCAGCTCCGCAAGGCCGAAAGCGATCTAGCTCGTCTGCGCCGTACTAAATATCGATACTATCGCGGTGAACTCAGTCGCGAAGAATTGACTGAATTGGGCTGGGAGCAATGGCAGGGCGTCAAACCCATTAAAAATGAAATGGATGAATTCCTGGCCACCGACGACGATTTAATTGCACAGACTGACCGAGTAGAATATTTTAAAACCGTATATCAGCAGTTAGAAAGCATTCTCAAAAGCATCTCAAGCCGTACCTGGGACATCAAATCTAGCATCGAATGGTATAAATTTAGCAATGGCATGTAATGGCTGACATAGTTCTTAAATCTAAAAATCATGTTCACTGCGTTGTCGAGGGCAGCGACGTCGGCATCCTGCAGGAGATCAATGATTTTTTTACCTTTGAAATGCCCAATGCGCGTTTCATGCCCACCTACAGAGCCAAACTCTGGGATGGCAAGGTTCGTCTTTTCAATCTATTCAGTCGTGAATTATATGTTGGACTCATACCCTATGTACGTCAATTTGCGGCACAGAACAATTATACCGTAGAAGATCAAAGACAGCAATTGCCGCAGCCATATTTTGATGTCAGTGTTTATGTAGAAGAATTAAATCTGCATGCTCGCGGAGAACCCCTGGAGACTCGTGACTATCAATTAGATGCCATCAAGCATGCAGTCTATGAACATCGCAGTCTGCTGCTAAGTCCCACGGGATCGGGTAAGAGCATGATACTCTATACCCTGATGCGCTATCATCTGCAGAACAATAGAAAAATTTTAATCATTGTTCCCACCACAAGTTTGGTTGAACAATTATATTCAGATTTTCAAGACTATAGCTCGGCCAATGGCTTTAAAGTAAGCAATCATGTGCATAGAGTGTATGCCGGCAAGGACCGAGATGCCGACTATCCAGTGATATTGAGTACCTGGCAGAGTCTTTATAAATTGCCAAAAAATTATTTTGAAAAATTCGATGCAGTATTTGGTGACGAGGCTCATGGATTCAAGGCCAATAGCCTGCAGGGCATACTCAACAAGATGCCCAATTGTGCTTATAGAACCGGAACCACCGGTACCCTGGATGGATTGAAAACTCACAAATTGGTGTTAGAAGGTATTTTTGGTGCAGTATATAAAGTCACAACCACCCGACAGCTTATCAAAAGCAAGACGCTCACTGATTTAAAAATACAATGTCTGACTCTTAGCTATCCGGAAGCAACTAGAAAACTGGCCAAGGATTTGAACTATCAGCAGGAAATGGATTGGTTGGTTACACATCCACCACGAAATCGATTTATTCGCAATCTGGCTCTGGCTCAGGAAGGCAACACCCTGGTGCTGTTTCAATTTGTGGAAAAGCACGGCATACCCTTGCATGAGATGATTCAAGCCAAGGCAGCGGAAGGCCGTAAAATATTTCTAGTACACGGCGGTACGGAAACAGCGGATCGAGAAGCCATACGAGCCATCACAGAAAAAGAAGACAATGCTATTATTGTGGCTAGCTACGGCACATTTTCAACGGGGATAAATATACGCAGACTGCATAATATTATTTTTGCCAGTCCCAGCAAGAGTCGTATCCGAAACCTTCAGAGCATTGGTCGTGGTTTAAGAACCAGCGACGATAAAAGACAGTGCAATCTATTTGACATTGGTGACGATTTAAGCTATAAAAGTCATAGAAACTTTACATTACTGCATCTAGCAGAACGAATTCGAATCTATAACGAAGAACATTTCGATTATAAACTCATAAAGGTGAACATAGAATGATCTATAAAACAGCAAAATTAGTCACCGGAGAGTTAGTAGCCTTTACCACCGATCAGGAAATTACCAGCAACGTACTCAATGCACAGAAGTACATTGACATCGTTAATCCGGTGGCATTTTATAGTTTTAGGTTTTTAGAGGATGGCAAGCTATCGGAAGTAGTGGGCATGCAGCCCTGGGTACCGATTGCACCTAGTGTAACTACCGAAGAAGTATATCTGTTGTCAGTGCAAAGCATAGTCACCATCACTGACATGGACCCAAGAGCAATTATTAGTTATGAAGAATATATCAGTCGTCAAAGTGAACCTGAAGACATGGAATATGGTGAGGAAGAGGAAGAAGAATTTGATGAGGAAGTTTATAATGTGGATGAGCAAATAACCAAATTATATCATTAAACAACCACACCGTGATTATAGTGATGGTGTCAATAGAAGTCAATAACAATATCGAAAGAGAATTATATCATGGCAACAAATCAACAAGCCGCAAGCAATCATTATATAAATAACCAGGACTTCCTAGCAGCTCTTATTGCTTATAGAGCCAGCGTGGAAACAGCAGCAGCCAACGACGAAGAGCGCCCTCGCGTACCGGAATACATTGGCGAATGCTTTTTAAAGATTGCTCGTCATTTAAGCTATAAATCGAACTTCATCAATTATAGCTTCAAAGATGAAATGATCAGCGATGCTATTGAGAATTGCCTTAGTGTGGTCAGCAATTTCGATCCAGCCAAAAGCAAAAATCCTTTTGCTTATTTTACCCAGATTACCTTCTATGCTTTCGTTCGTCGTATTCAACGAGAGAAGAAACAACTTCAGACCAAATACCGTTATATCGATCAATTAGATCTGAATGAGCTTATCACACAAGAGCATGACAACGGCGAATTCCAAAATCAATTCCTAGACTATCTTAAAAATCAAATCGATGGCTATGATTACGAAAGAGTCATTAGTCTGCCAATCAAAGAAGCAAAACCGCCAGAAGACGGTGCGCAGTTGGAGTTTAAAGAAGATATTGACAACAAGGAAGAAAACTAATATACTTAGGCTTTATTTGAGGCAATTATGACGAAAAAAATTAGATATTCCGAACTTTTTTATAGTTTTCAAGGCGAAGCAGAGATGGCGGGCAAGCCTAGTGTTTGGCTGCGTTTCTTTGGATGTAACCTAGAATGCAATGGTTTTGGACAGATGGATCCAACCAATCCTGAGACCTATGTCTTGCCCTTTAAAACCTTTGACATCAGCACCGTGAAACGCATGGAAGACCTTCCGGTGTGGGAATATGGTTGCGACTCTAGCTATAGTTGGAGCGCCAAATATAAGAGTCTGGTCAAAGATGCCACAGTAGAAGAAATCTGCGATCAGATCACAGATCAGATGCGCAATCCCGGCAATCCCGAAGGTCGATTTGTGCATCCAATCACAGATCAAGATACTCAGCTCTGCTTTACCGGTGGCGAGCCCATGATGTGGCAGAGCAGCATGGTGGATATTGTGCGCGAATTCATGCGTCGAGGAAATGCTCCTCGCACAGTTACTGTGGAAACCAATGCCACTAAAAAATTAGATTTGACTTTGACCGAATTTATCAACGATGAATTTACTGCTCAGCCCGGTGGTGCGCGTTGGCATTGGGCCATGAGTCCTAAACTATGGAGTGTGGCTGGTGAGAAAGATGCGGTAAACTACGACATCATCAAAGCCTATGCGGTAGGTACTTTTAGCACCAGCATCATTAAATTTGTCTGCAATGGATCGGATCAAGCGTGGCAGGAAATTGGCACTCATGTATTCAATATCCACAGACTGTTTAAATCAGAAAGTTATTATCCACCGGAAGTTTGGATTATGCCGGTGGGTGCTACCAAAGATGCTCAAGAACATATTCAGGTTGCAGACACCGCCATGGAGGCAATGCGACGCGGTTATAATGTAGCAACCCGCAATCATTGCTATGTCTTTGGCAATGTCATTGGCAAATGATTGACACCATAGAAATTGTTTTAAAAATTGCATACTATTCTGCGGGACTAGCGTGCATACTAACTTTGTTATGGAGTTTAAAATGAAATCCTGGACCGTTACCTTAGATACCGATGAAAAAACCGGTGAGGTGGTGCTTCCTTTAACCGATGAAATGATTGCAGAAGTTGGTTGGGAGGTTGGCGATACCCTGGAATGGATCGATAATCACGACGGTAGCTGGACTCTGCGATTGAAAAAGAAAAATCTATTGACACGAATCAAAAAATACCTTACAATACTACGTACATATTTTACAAGGAGTAAATAAATGGCAATGTCCGACAAAATCCGCGAGCGTATTCAAGCTAGCGGCAAGCGATTTTTTAGCAATGATAATATCAGTGAGTTTATTGAAAACCCTCGCGAGTTGGATAAACTGACCGAAGAAGTAGCCAAGAAGATGGAGGCAGTACTCCAGAGTCTGGTTATTGATACCGACAACGATCACAATACTCAGGACACTGCACATCGTGTAGCCAAGATGTTCGTCAGAGAAACTTTCAGTGGTCGTTTTAACCCAGCCCCTAAAATTACTGCCTTTCCAAATGTCACAGAATATGATCAACTCTACGTCACAGGACCTATCTCAATCCGCTCTACGTGTGCT